TGAGCCATTATTTCTTGTTGTCTTTGAGCATCCAACATTCCTTGACCTAGTTGTTGTTTCATACCACCTATACCTAGAAGTGATTGGATATCTTGTTGACCTAATTGTGAACCAAGAGCGCCAAGTCCAGCCATAGTTTTACCTGTGCTTGCTTGACCTAAACCTAGTTGACCTAAACCTTGACCTGCCTGTAATGCTCTTCGTTGTTGATCACCAAATGCTCCCATTGCTGCACCTTGTGCTTGTTGAAAGTTTCTTGACATGTCTTCAAAGATACGTCTTGATTTAATGTCAGCTAAATTTTTCCCCATTTCTGCTTCTTGAACACCCATACGTGAGCCACCAAAAGCACCTACTTGTTGCGCTTGAGCAGCTAAACCTTGTTTAGCAATATCAGCTTGACGATCATATTCTTTAAGAGCTTCTTGTGTAACCTGTTGTTGATAAGGATTCATGAAAGCTTGTGCCTGATTAGGATTATAGGCTTGTGCTCCGCTTAATAATTGTCCTGCTCCAACAGCTTGTGTAGTAGCACCAAGTCCCGCTTGTTGTCCCGCTTGTTGTAAGTACGGCGCATACGAACCAATACCTTGACTAGCTAAAGTAAATGCTTGTTGCTGCTCTGGTGAAAAACTTGCAAATTTAAATTGTGGAGTAGGTTGAGATATACCTGCTCTACCAAACTTTCGTAAGTTAAAAGCCTCATCAGTTTCACCTGTTTTTTTAACAGCCTTTGGGTCTCCATATACGGAGGTTAATAATTGTTCCGCCCTCTTTTCTATGTAAGGGGGTTGTGCAGTAATATTTGTGTAAGTTTCAACCATTATGTTCTTGCTCCGTAATTATTTTGTATACTGTATAAAAATTTTGATCCTCTTTCTCTTTCATCTTCTCTTCCTTTAGCACCCATCGCTGCGCCAAGTCCTCTAACTGTTCTTGCATTAACAACAAATTCTCCATCACTTAGCATCGCTGGTATTTCATCACTTGTCTCGGTTCCTGGTCCTGCTATCTTACCATTCTTACGAGGAAAGTCCCCACCATCTGCTAAACTTATTATCCCTCCATTAGCTAAATTAAAGCCATAAGGTTTATTAGCACTACCATAAGGTATTAATTGAGGAGGTGCAATATCCGCTTGACCTAGATCTCTAAAGCCTGCATATTTTCCGTATACATCTTCATATTCTGATGTTGCTTCTTCTTCACCGCCAGCACCTATAGCACCTGCTACACCTAAACCCGCTAATGCAGATTTCATTGGATTAGCTTTAATCCATCCAAGTCCTTTTTGAAGTATATTTTGTTTAGGGAAAGTAGCTGCTTGCATAGGTCTTCCAGCAATTTCTCTTGTTATGTTAGCGCCTACGGGTTTATTAAATATTCCCCCTAATCCCTTGCCAGCTTGAACACCTCCAAATTTACTAAGGGCTCCTCCTGCTAATCCCGATAGAGCTGCAAATTTAAGGGCTTCCTGTGGGCTTTTACCGGCAACTAAACTTCCAAGGCCACCACCAATGGCGGAACCTAGCATTGGTCCTCCGTATAAAAATCCTAGTCCTGCACCTACTGCCGGTGCTATTTTTTTTGCTGCTTTAAAAATCTTTTTTAGCATGTTCTCCTTTTGCAAGTCATGATTGTGTGTTATAAGCAAGGAGGCTAAACTTGTAGAAATGCCAATTTAATTATATATTTATAGGCAAATTATTGCTATATGACAATAGATATTTATAGCTAACCGAAAGGAAAGAATGATGGCTACTAAAAAAACACCCACTCCTGTAGTTCCCGCACCTCCATATGGAAGACCTTTAAATAAAGATGAAATAGAATTTGTAAAAGAAAATATAAAAAAACTACAAGAATATGGGCAAAAGAAAAAGAAAAAGAAATGAGTAAGGAAAAAACTAAAGTAGATTTTCACGCAATTAGACCTTTTGGTCCTACAATATTACAGGGAAAACTACCGGATCAGTTAATTAAAATACTTGATGATAGAGCAACAGAGTTGTTTGATGATGAAAAATTATCAAAAGAATATGATCATTCAATGAATTTAGCGGGTAATGTCAAACAAGAAGTTCGTTATCCTACTGAAGATTTAGGGGGTAAAGAATTCAAACCTTTAATAGATGCTATAGGTCAAATTGTTAAACAATATATATCTATACCTCCAGCTAGTGATACCATATCACCTGCATTTGTAGGTTCAATGGTTATTGAATCTATGTGGGCCGTGAGCCAATGGTCGGGAGACTTTAATCCTTTTCATATACACCAAGGAGAATTATCAGGTGTAATTTATTTACGGGTACCACCTAGTTTAAAAGAAGAATATAAAAAAGAAGATCACTATCCTTGTGTAGGAGATATAATTTGGCATTGTGGTCAAGCTGCAACTTTTAGCGGACACAAACATCAAGCAACCCCTGAAGTTGGAGCAATTTATCTTTTTCCTTCTTGGTTATCACATGGTGTTTATCCATTTAGAACACAAAACGAAGAAAGAAGATCGGTGTCTTTTAATTTACATTTAAAGAAAAAAGAACCTATTAATGATTGACATTGATAAAGTTCCAATGGTCCGTGTGACGTGGCTCGATGCCCGTGATACAGAAACCGGGTGGCTTGACATAAAAGAAATTATTAATGCACCGTTGGCCGTGTGCCAAGAAGTAGGTTGGATGATTACTAATAATGATGAAAGAATAGTTATTATGAGATCTTACAGTAAAGACAAAGACGATGTATCTGGAGGAGGTGCTATTGCCATACCTAAAGGATGGATAACAAAAATAGAATATTTAGAGGTAAGTTATGCAAGAAATAATTCTTAAAAAATTAAGTGTTATAAAGACAAGTGTTAACATTGAATTATTAAATATAATTAATCAATATGTAAAAGAACACGGGGACAAATTTAAAAGTAGAAAATGGAATTGTAATTCTGCAACATCTCATAATTTATGTCATAATATATTACATGATGTTATTGAGTTTAAAAATGTTAGAGAAGCCATACACGAACAATTAGCTATTTATTTTGAGGCAGTTCAAAAAAGAAGCATTCCGTTTTTAATAAATGAATCTTGGATAAACATAATTGATAAATGGGGGTATCAAGAATTTCATGAACATAGTCCTGCTTTTGTTGCAGGAGTTTTATACATATCCGAACAAAACTCAGACATAGAATTTGCTACTTTTCCTAGTAGTAGTAAAACATTAATTACTCCTAAAAAAGGAGATTTATTATTTTTTGAGGGCAATGTTTTTCATAGAGTTATTGACTCAGATAAAAAACGAATTTCTTTAGCTTTTAATATTCATGCACCATAATAAAAATACAAAATCAGATTTACAATCTTTCGGTGATAGCTCTAATAGATTTACATTAAACATATTTTATAAAGATGTCACATAAGATCTTCATAGGTACCCCTTGTTACGGAGGTATGCTTACAGCAGATTATTTTAAAAGTTGTTTGCAACTTATTGCTTTAGCCGCTCAAAAAAAAATAGAAATACAAATTGGTACAATCGGTAATGAATCATTAATAACACGAGCTCGTAATACTTTAGTTCAATTATTTATGGATGAAAAAAAATATACTCATCTTTTATTTATTGATGCTGATATTGCTTTTAATCCTGAATCAGTTTTTCGCATGTTAGATTTAGATAAAGATGTAATAACAGGTGTTTATCCTCGTAAACTAATTGATTGGACAAAAGTTAAAAGAAGAGTGATTGAAAACCCTAATATAAAAGAAGATGAATTGCACGCAGCTTCTTTGCAATATAATTTAAATGTTAAAGATCCTAATAATGTTAAAGTTGAAAAAGGATTTATTGAAGTATTAGACGGTGCAACAGGTTTTATGTTAATAAAAAGACAAGTGTTTGAGAAAATGGCTAAGGCCTATCCTGATTTAAAATTTAAATCTGACCAACATTTAAATCAACCACATGATACAGAATTTAATTATCATGATACATCTGATTGGAACTACGCATTTTTTGATACTATGGTGGAACCAGAAACTAAAAGATATTTATCTGAAGATTATTCTTTTTGCCGTTTATGGCAGAAAATAGGTGGTAAAATATATGCGGATATTCTTAGCGGTATGACTCACTTTGGTAATTACCCTTTCAAAGGTAATGTAGCCACTCAATTCTTGCCACAAAACAATAAATAATTTAGTATACTCCAACATGAAATTGACTGATTTAAAGTTCCAACCTGGTATAGATAAACAAGATACTGCTTATTCAGCAGGAGACCAACGTAAATATGTTGACTCTGATTTTGTACGTTTTCACTACGGAAAACCTGAGAGATGGGGTGGCTGGGGATATTTACCTAGCCCTAATAAAACTATTGTGGGCGTGGTCCGTGATACACATTCTTGGCTAGGTTTAGATGGAACCAAATATTTAGCTTTAGGAACAGATAGAAAATTATATCTTTTTACAGGTGGTGGTTTTACTGATATTACTCCTATTAGAGAAACAGCTTCTTTAACAAATCCTTTTACAACAAATGGCACTACTACAGTAACTGTTACAGATGCAGCTCATGGCGCTGCTGAAGGTGATTTTGTAACCTTTGATTCTTTTTCAGCTATTGATGGTTTAGATATGAATCAAGAGTTTGAAATTACAACGTATGTAGATGCTAGTACATATAAAGTTACTCATACTAGCACAGCTTCTGGATCAACTTCAGGAGGTGGAGGAACAGGAAATGCTAATTATCAAATAACTACAGGACCTGCTACTTCTACTTTTGGATATGGTTGGGGAACTCTAACATGGAATTTAAGCACTTGGAACACTCCTAGATCAAGTTCAAGTCTTGTATTGTCAGCACGTCAATGGTCTTTAGATAATTTTGGAGAAGATTTAATTGCTACTGCTTTAAATGGTGGTACTTTTATTTGGGACACATCAAGTGGATTAGGAACTAGAGCAACAGCTTTATCCAATGCACCAACAGCTTCTAGATTTAGTTTGGTTTCTACAGATACTAGACACTTATTAATTTTTGGAACAGAAACAACAATTGGAAATACTGGAACTCAAGATGATTTGTTTTTTAGATTTTCTGATAGAGAAAATGCTACTGATTATACTCCTGTAGCTACTAATGAAGCAGGTTCCCTTCGTATTTCTGATGGTTCTAGAATAATAGGTGCTGTAAAATCTGCGGGTCAGATACTTGTTTGGACCGATACATCTTTACAAGGTATTCAATTTGTTGGCACTCCATTTACTTTTGGAATGAGACAACTTGGTGCTAACTGTGGATTAATAGCACAGCATGCGGCAATAGAAGTAAATGGAAAAGCGTATTGGATGTCGGATGATTCCTTTTATTTGTATGATGGTGTTGTTAAAAAAATGCCTTGTTCTGTGCAAGATTATGTATTTGATGATCTTAGTTATACAAACAGAAATGATATTGCCGTTGGGTTAAACACAGCGTTTAACGAAATTATTTGGTACTACCCTTCAGCAAATGCTACACAAATAGATAGAGGCGTTGTTTACAATTATTTAGAAAATACTTGGTATACATTAACTTTAGATAGAACAACTTGGCTTGGTGCTTATGTATATGAATTACCAATAGCCACAGAATATAGCACAAGTGTAACAGCAAATGTATCTACTATATTAGGTTTGACCGCAGGAGCTTCGTATGTTTATGAACATGAGACAGGTAATAATCAAGCTAATGGTGCAGCAATTACAGCTTTCTTAACTACAGGTTCAGTAGAAATAGGAGATGGGGACGAGTTAATGTCAGTTAGTAAATTAGTTCCTGACTTTGATAATTTATCAAACACCTTAACAGCTACCTTAACTTTAAATCAATATCCACAATCCACTAATAGTGTTTCTACTTCAGGAACTATCTCTAGCACAACACAGAAAATTAATGTAAGAGGGAGAGGCAGGGCAGTAAAAATTAAATATGAAACTAACACAATTAATGACACAGCTTGGAGACTTGGATCAACAAAGTTACAACTTAGACAAGACGGAAGAAGATAATGGCTAAAATTACAATAACAAGATTACCAAACGCAACATCAGAGTATAGTGCTACTCAGTTTGACCAAATGATAAATTTGTTAGATCAAATTATTTTTTTGCTTAACACAAACTATCAAAGCGAATTAAAATCAGAGGCGGAGGCGGAGGCTTTTTTCTTTGGCTAATGTATTTAAAAGCGCAATGTTGGATGTCACCACGACAGACCTAACAATTTTAATTACCGTGCCAACAGCTGATCCTGGTGCTTCTCCTTCCGTGCCCCCTACTACAGCATTAGTGAAATCTATTTTGGTTTGTAATGATTCAGCTAATACCACTCTTCTTGATATAGAAGTCTTGAGATCATCAGCGACGTTTGAAGTATTTAAAGAAAAAAGTGTTGCTACAAAAACAACAACAGAATTATTAGAACAACCATTAGTTTTACAAGAAAGTGATGTTATGAAAGTCCAAGCAAATGCAGCTAATCAAGTACATATTACTGCAAGTTATATGGAGATTACGAAAGGACAACTTTGATTAATCTTCATTCTTTATTTATAACTCCAGTTTTTTCTCTTCAACTTAAAGATTATGAACATCTTAGCGATGCTATATACCAATTAAAAGAAAAAGATCAAAAAGGAATGCCTCGATCAAATATAGGCGGATGGCATAGTAATGATGAAATACATGAAATAAAAAAATTTAAACCTTTAGTTAATGATATTCTTAAATACGCTAAAGATTGTTTTAATCACATGGATGTAAAAGATAATTATGTTCCTGAAGTGACTGGAATGTGGGGCATGATAAATCCACCAAGATCTAGAAATAATGTTCATACTCATCCCTATAACTATCTATCTGGTGTATTTTATTTAAAGGCACCTAAAAAAAGTGGCAGTATTGTGTTTCTAGAGCCTAAACCACAGTCAGAGGTACTATCACCCCCAAAAACAGATAAAGCTTCTATACACCTCGCTCATAGCGTACAATGGGAACCTGTTGAAAATTCCTTGATTTTTTTTCCTTCATGGTTACAACATGAAGTACAAACAAATAATTCTGATAAAGATAGAGTTATTATTAGTTTTAACATAAATTGGAGAGACAAAGATGCCGATAGTTGAACCCGCTGAATTACTAGGACACATTACAACAAGTGATGGAAGAAGAATTCCTCACTATAAAGTAAAAACTGAAACAACGATTACTCACGTTGATACAGGTGTTGAATATGAATCAGAAGATGCAGCTCAAGCTGATGTTGATAATCCAGGAACTTCTACAACAGCAGAGAAAATTAGGAGAGATGTAAAAGTA